TGTTAATGTAGTACCACTAGCAGTATATGCTGTAGTAGGTTCTTGTCTTACAAAGTTTATAAAAAGTGCTAATTCATTTTCATTAGTAACTGCGTTATCCAATGTGTATGAAGTAGTTGCACTTGTAGTAAAGTCTTGCTTTGCAAAACTAATAAAACTATCTGCTGGTTCTTTACCAATATAAGCCATCTTACGTTATCTCCATTATTGACAATGTTGCATCAATCTTTGCTGATACAGAACAATCTATCTTCAACACGTCTGTTGTTTGTAATACATATTTTCCACCAGTTAGCACTTCTAACGAGCTACCTGCAGGAATACTTGCATCTTTTACAACAGTTACATTTTCATTAGTTTCAGTATCAGAAGTATTCGATTCGATTTTTACTGAAGCTGTTACTGCTGAAGAATGAACATTACAAAGTGTAAGTCCAATTACAACAGTTGTTGTTGAAGAAGGAACTGTATACAAAGTCAAAGCTGTACCAGCACTTGCTGGCATTGCTGCATTTGTTTTTACTTTAAAAGTATTTGCCATTTATTTCCTCCTGTTTAGCCTAACGCTATTGCTAGAGCTGTTGGATCATCTTTTGAAAATCCTTCGTTCTCTATGAATGTTGATACTCTAGATAAAGCACATTTTCTTTCTGTTCCATTAGCACCATCATCTACTATAATTAAATCTGTTGAAGCTAGATTAGCACCAATATCTGTTGCTCCATCTATTTCTAATGCACCTATATCTACTTTACCTGCAGTACTAATAGTTGCTAATTTTGAATCTGCAATAGAATTTATTGCAAGTGTAATATTTCCTGAAGATGTAACAGGTGAACTACCAACTGTGAACTCTCCAGCACCAGCATCAGCTATACCTACGCTAGTTACTGTACCAACATTTGATGGTGTAATAACTGAAAATGTAATAGTATCAGATCCTAATGATGCTGTATTGTTTGTTGTGCAAAGAAATATTTTATTATCATTTGTAGTACCTTGATTAACAACAACCATTTGACCTGATAATTCTTCAATACTGTCAAACTGTGTATCTCTACTTGCAGTACCACTAGCTACAACTGTATATAAACCATTTTCTGATCCTGTAGATTGATCTTTAACTAATACTCTGTCTCCTGTAGCAAGAGTTACTCCATCAATAGTATCACCATTTTGTAAATCTGCTGATAAATCTACATTACCTGTAGTAGCACATTCAGCTATAATTCTTGTTCTTAGTCCTGCAACAGCATCATTAACATAAGATGTTGTTGCTTTTGTATCCATTTGTGTTTGAATATTTGAGCTTACACCATTTAAATAACCAAACTCTGTATTAGAAATTGTACCATCGTGAATTTTTGTAGCTGCAATTGCTGCACTAGAATTAATGTCTGCATTAACAATAGAGTCATCTACAATTTTAGCTGAGTTTACTGAACCTGTAGCAAGTTTAGCAAGTGTAACATTAGCATCTGCTATATGTGCAGTATCAATAGATCCATCTGTATAGTGTTCACTATCAATTGCATCGTCAGCAATTTTTGCATTTGTAATAGCATCTGCTGCAATCTTTGCAGTTGTAACATTTGCATCTGTAATTTTTGCTGTAGTAATTGCTGTATCTGCAATTTTAGCTGTAGTAACTTGTGAGTCTGCAATATGAGCTGTGTCTATAGATCCATCAACATAATGTTCTGAATCAATACTATCATCAGCTATTTTAGCATTAGTTACTGCATCAGCATCTATTTTAGCTGTAGTTACAGCACTACTTCCAATCTTAGCTGCTGTGATTTGAGAATCAGCTATATGAGCTGTATCAATACTACCATCTACATAATGTTCTGAGTCTATGCTGTCATCTGCTATCTTGGCATTTGTTACAGCGTCAGCTGCAATTTTTGCTGTAGATACAGAACTAGATTTTAAATTAGCTGCATCAATAACATCTTCAGGAATAGAATCATTTGTTTTAGAAAGAACACCTACATAAATTGTAAGAGACTCACTAGATAATGATCCACTATCCCAAGTAACATTAACTGTTGTATTTGTAGAAAATGATGAACTAGCTATTGTTCCAACAATTGTTCCAGTAGATGAACCTACTGCTTTAATTCTTCTTCCTGCATGATAGAAAGCTGTTACATCTGAACTAGCAATTGTAAATGAAGTTGCACTAGCATATGCTGCTGTAAAAGATCCATCTCCATCACCATAGATAACCCATTGGCTATCATTATAAAATTCTCTTATTTCTGCTGCTAATCCTCTAAAAGCATTATTTATGTTAGAAGGTAGCATACCTTCTGCTACACTAATACTTCCTACTGTTGTGTTGTTAGCTGCTGTTGTTGAATAATCTTTTATTCCTGCCATTTATTCCCCCATAAACCAAGCAAAAGCTTTGTTGTTTTCATTATTCTTTTCATTAATTAATGCATTGATAGCTTCCTCAATTTGTCTTTGAAAGAACTCTTGAGTCTCAAATGAATATCTTACATTATCTATATCTGTACTATCTGTCATCTTAATCCTGATCTAGATGCAACAAGATCTATTCCTTGTGCATTTGTCCATACTACACCACTTGGTGTTTTAACATTTACTTTTACATATCTTCCAGATTGTCTTACAGGATTCATACCTGAACTATTCATACTAGAAGATGATGAAATGCTAACACTATCAGCTAATCTGTCTCTTGTTTTTAAAGTAACTGTAGCTGTAGCATCTACAATAGGTCTTATTCCTTGTACACTAGCTCTATGATTAGGAAATATTTCTAATTCAGATGTTTCTATTTCACCTTCATTTCCTGTACCAGAAAAGATAGCTGCTTTGTAATCACTATCTACTGCACCTAAGAATAACTGACCACCATTCCAAAAATCTGTATCTAATGCTATATTAATTGCATCTAAGTTTTCAGATATAATATCCATAAGCTCTACAGTATATGCACCTACAAACTGTGTAAAGATTGTACTAGCATTAGCTTCTGCTAAAGACCATTTTTTAGTAGCATAATTGTAGATAATAATTCTATCACAAATACCAGTAGTATTGTTAGTATTATTTACGCTTGGGTACAACCATAAAGCCAATTGATTAAATGGGTCTACAGCTGCACAGATTCTATCTGTATATGCTTTGTTTAAGTTAGCATCAAAAAATCTATTAACTTTTTCTGCACCAATAGGTGATATATTATCACCATTTAATTCATAAAATCCATCATCTGCATAGAAAAATACACGTCTATTATCTTGACATACTGTTCTTCCATATACAGCACCTCTATTTGGAGATATAACTGATAGTCTAAATACAACTGAACCACCAACATAATCCATACGAACTATTTGATTTTGTCTAAATACATATCCAATCTCTCCAGATGTAATAGCAACTATTTCACCACCTGATCCTGGTAAATCTTGAAAGTCAGCTTGTTTACTATCCCATACAGTAATATCATTAATACCTGACCATTGTATTCTATTTTGATTTGATGATTGGTTACCTGTAACTAAAAAGTCTCGAATAACTCCTGATACTCTAAAGTTAGGTGTAGTTCCTGATGTTTGTATTGCACTAAGATTAGCAAAATTAGTTGAAGTACCCATTAAATAATATTGTGGTGCATCTACTCCATTACTTGCAATTACATAATTTCCAAATTGTGTAAATGTCCAAAAGTCTGTATCACCACCTGTAAGAGATCCTTTTCTAGATGTAAATGTTCCTGATGCTAATTGATATAAGTCTGTATTTTTTGCTACAAAGTTATACACATTACCAGCATTATCTCTAAATGAACCTGCTCCTCTACTATTTGCACCAATATTATTTGATGAATAGTCTACTAAAGATGGAAATCTCTTATATGAATTAAGAGCATAATAAACATTAGTTGCTACATTAGCTCCTGGATTCAAATGTTGTGGTTGATCAGGTAACCATTCTCCAAAAGGTACTTGCATTATCTGTTCCTATAAAATGATAAATCTGTTTGTACATCTGTTCTTTGTGTAACAGGTGCACCACCATATGTATCTAGTCTGTCGTTATTTTCGCATCTTTCCAATGCAGTAGAATACATCTGTAACCATTGTCCTAATTGTGTTTGATCTATTCCACCAAGAAAGTTTGCTGCATGGTA